CTTAGCAAAGTTCTCGTCACCATTCATTACCGTTACGATATGTTGTTTCATTTATTGCTCCTCGAATATGTTTGCAAGATCGAAACCAAGCTGACGACACTGTTCAGCGATATCGTCCACATCTAGATCCTTTACCTTGCTCGTCTCCAGGTCGTGCGCGAAGAACTGCAACTGCTCGATGATAAAGTTGAGGCTCTCTATTGCATCGTCTCGTTCACTTTTACTAATCTTCATGTCGTATCTCCTATGTTGTTTACCATTTACTACACCTACAGTATATACTAAAACGCACCAAAGTGCAACTGTTTTTTGCACTTTATTTAAAACATTTATCGAACGATAACTTATTTAAATGAACCTTAAGATATCTTAAGAATCACCGAATACGAATCATTCTTATTCTGAGCTATAAAGTTTCTACTTCTAGTACACTAGTGTACTAAAATAGTTCACTTTTCACTTGATTTCCATCTCGAACGCATATATAATGTATCAAGGAGGTAATACAATGAACATTACTATAGAAGTAGACTGCCAGCAACCAATGGCAGCAATGTGGTTGAAGGATTGTCTAGAGCCAGAGTTTCAAGCAGTATACACTGGTCCATCGCAGATAGAGGTGTCCGGTGAAGCAACAAAACTACTATCAACATTAGCATCAATGAACATAACCAAGCAGGATATACATATTAAGGAGACATATAATGCAAACTGAAGCACAGAAGGCCTACATGGTCGAATATCTAGAACGTAAGCGTGTGAAGCAAACCGAAGAACTTGTTCGTCAACTAGTAGAGGTATTGAACGATACAGAAACTAGTGCCGAAGAACGTGCCACCAACCTCATCGAAACATACAACATCAAGGTATCTAAGATCAAGGTAAAGGTGCGTGACTATCCTACAGATAAGCCGAGGGTAAAGCAGGTAGTTATCGATAGTGAGAATCCACCTGAATCAGCCAACAAGCCACGCGTGAAGGCAACCAAGCCACCGAAGGGTGTCAAGACATTGTCTGGTAAGGAAGTTGACGCACAAGCTGCTGCCATCATCAAGAAGTTAGTCCAAGATGTCAAGGCACGTAACCAAAACGAAGCATTGTCAGGTGACACGAATGAGTAAGGCCGTCGTCATCCTTAGCGGTGGCCTAGATAGCACGGTGTTGACTTATTATGTACGTAATAAGCTTCACCGTGATGTTACCGCTATAAGTTTTGACTATGGACAGAGACAAAGTGTTGAGCTATCATGTGCACGTACAACATGTGACAAGCTAGGTATTCAACATCATGTTATCAGTCTAGGATTCCTACAACCATTACTTGCTAAGGTATGTAGTAACTTAAAGGGAAGCACCATTGATGTTCCTGATGTAGAGGATATCCTTGGTCACCCACAACCAGTCACGTACGTACCAAACCGTAATGCACTTATGCTCAACATGTCAGTTACTATTGCTGAAGCTATTGGTGCTGAAGAAGTATACATCGGACTGCAATGTCACGACTTGTATGGATATTGGGATACTACTCCTGAGTTCCTATCACGTGTAAATGGTGTATTTGACCTTAATCGTGAGCATAAGATTAAGGTTATAGCTCCTTTCATCGATTGGAATAAAGCCAAAGAGATCCAGCTAGGTACTGAGCTAGGTGTACCTTTCGAGGACACTTGGACATGTTATAACCCACAATGGGTAAATACAGACACAGGTGCAGTACAGGTACATGGAATGAAGCCAAAGAAGCAAGTGGCATGTGGTAAGTGTGGTGCATGTGCAGAACGGCTGAAGAACTTCGAACTATGTAATATTGTTGATCCAGTAGAATATAAGGAGTGAGTATGTGCTCGATATTCGGAAGCTATAAACTAGACGAGTTCAAGAAACTAGCACAACTAAACCAAGCAAGAGGTAAGCATGCGTGGTCGTTCACAGAGATTGGTCAGGATGGTGTATTGACACAGGCTGGACCTGGTGAAATGCCAGATGTAACTGGTAGTAAGATAAACCCATATTACCTCGGACATGTGCAGACACCAACCACTACAGATGGTAATAAGTACATACATCCCGCTAGCAACGGAATCTATCACCTGTATCACAATGGTATACTAAGAGATGTTAGTGGTTGGGATACACAATATCTACTAGATGCTATTGTAAGAGATGGATTAGGTGTACTATCTGATATTAACGGTTCGTTTAGTTGCGTACTTTATAGCACGAGAGAACGTAAAGTGTACATGTTTCGTAACTCTAGTGCACCAATGTACATGCTAGGTAGTACTATTAGTTCGGTAAGATTTCCAGGCAGCACAATGACAAGAGCAGGCGTTATCTATTCACTTCGCGGCAAGCTGTGGATTGATGGCGAAACGTTTAGAGATAACGATGTTACCTATAAGGTATAAGATGATGAAGATATCACACGAAGTACCTATCCAGTTTCTGGATAAGAGTACACATTTCAACGACTATGACTATTGTCTAGCACATCTGATGTTACGACATCAACAAGGATGGTCTAATCTGGAAGCCTATTACAACTTCTACATGTCACGTCCGAATGACAGGAAGATCTATCTAGATAACAGTGCATTCGAACTTGGTAGAAGTGTACCTGCAGCTCCATATTGTGAGCTTATTCAGAAGATGGATCCATATCTATTCTTTATTCCAGATGTAGTTGACAGTTATCGCTGCACTATCGACCTTGCCAATAAGTGGATGGATAAGCATGACCATAAGATTGACAAGAAAGTATTACGTTGTCAAGCACTACAAGGTAAAAGCATTGAACAACTAATCGATCACTATGAGCGTATTCGTTCATTTGTCAGTGTTGTAGGTGTTGGTTACAACTACGCTTTCTTCAGCAAAGATCCAACCAAACGCATACAACAAAGAGGTGAAGTAGTGGATGCATTGTTGGCACATAATCCGCAGATGTGGATTCACCTACTAGGATGTCAGTCGTATGCTGAGTTTGTGTACAAGAGATATCCAGGTAATGTAATAAGTGTAGATACTAGTTTACCAATAATGGCAGCTATTGATGGAGTGAACTATCCAGATGACGGACATATGTTATGTCAAGCACAACATCTAGTATACTATAAGTCACCACATAAGCTAGCTGAGAATCTCGATCTTGTATTGAACGAGAGACAAGAGCTTAGTCTTTACAACAATGTGATGATATTTCGTAACGCAGTGAAGGGGAATATAAATGTCTAAACAGAGGATGTTCTTATATAGTAGAACAGGTCAAGTGGCTATGGCAGTATCAGCTGTACATCCAGCACAGTTGATCAAGATCGACCACAAGAATAAGGATGTATGGTTTCAATACATTCGTGAACGTGAAGCAAAGTTTACCATCTGTCTGATGGGATGTATGGTTATCATTCCTGAAGATATCTGCCTACAGCATGATGTGTATAACTTACACCCAGGTGATATCGTACGACATCCACAACTGAAGGGTAAGGATCCAATCGAACGTCACTTCCAGTTGTATACACAGATGGAACCACAAGCTAACATCATCCATCGTGCAACAGGTGAACTAGACAGTGGTGAAGTTATGATGCATCGTCCATTCTACGGTGCAGATGTGAAGCAATCTGAAGATATTAGTCGTCTACTTGCAGTAGCTATGTGGAGTAAGTTCCTATGCGAATAGCACTTTCGGGCTCACACGGTACAGGTAAGAGTACATTACTTGCTGCACTAGATACAGATCTCACGAAGGTGCCTAGTTGCACACGTGAGATACTAGCCATTGCAAAGCGTAACTGGTTAGATCCAGATGATATACAGAAGTATGTACTTATGCGTGAAGCCGTTCAGTTACAAGATGATAACATCATCATGGATCGTTGTCTCTTAGATGGACTAGCTTACACATACTACTTGAATGAGACGAAGAATACCACCTTTGTTACTAGTTCATGTTGGTTAGCAAAGAAACTAGAACCAGAGTTGACTAAACTGACACACGTGGTGTTATTCGAACCGTTCAAGCAAGTGAAGGATGATGGAGTTCGTTGGACAGATGAAAAAAGTGCACAATATATTGATGCATGGATATATAATAAGGTAGTAGAGCTAAATATACCTTATACGGTATTGGGTAGGTATACAAGTGTAGTAGAGAGGGTAAGACAACTAAAGGAGATCATAAATGAGTATCGATAAATACCTAGGTAAGACGAGCACGTATCAGACAAAGGAGCGAGATGCATCACTACTAGTTGGTGAAGCAAGGCAACAGATTACGGATAAGTTCGACACAGGATATGACGTCTGGCATTGCTACGAGACAACATTTCTCGTAAATGACGGAATGGGTGGTTCACGTGTTAGCGGTATTACAAAGATTAGGTTTAATGTGCTAAAGAACCCAAACCTAGTAGAGAGCAAGTCGTTGAAGTTGTACATGTTCAGTCACGCAGATACAATGTATGTGACAGAAGATGCCTTCTGTTGGCAGGTGCGATGTGACTTGGTGAACGTAACAGGTCCAGATGTAGTGGTAAACTTCTTTCCAGTCGGAACCACAGTCGTATATGACGATGTTAGCGGGTATTCTTGCAACCCACATCTTCGTAGTAACTGCAAGGTAACAGGGCAACCAGACTTTGGTGATCTGTATACGTATGCTGATACTCGTATCGTTAGTGATTTTGCACGACTTGATGAGCTAGCTCATGAGAACCACTTCCACGAAGAGTGTGTTGAGTTGATCTTCGATCGACTAGCAAGTGCAAGCCATCCAGATAACGCACTAGAAGTGTTTGCTAAATATACACGTAGAGGTGGCATTGATATCTGGCCATATCGTAGTAAGGGGCTTATCATGACAAGACCAGAGTTCCTTCGTATGGACATCTTAACTAACAAAACCTTTCGCGGGTGAGGAGACAACATGATCATTCACATCCATCCAGATACCGTTGGTATTATTAAAGAGATACCAGTAAGTGAGAGTATTGCATTCGATATTCGTGAGTGGAAGAATATCGAATATTCCATCAGTCGTATTATGGGTACGAAAGATAGTACACTTAAGATGAATAACGCACTTCCTGAGATGTTTCAGGGGAAACATAATCGTTACTTCATCGTGAATGATAAAGACTACTGGTTTAACGTACGTAAGTTGACATTTGTAAGTGTAAACGATGACCGCACTATTAACATCGAATGTGAAGGTGCATTCGTGAGTAAAGATAACAGCACACGTTATTGTACCGGTAAGGATACCAGCAGCTACTACAAATGTGGTAACTTCTTCAAGCACATTAAACTGGATACACCTAACTTGAAGGACTTCTTCTCATGATAGACATATTCACACCAGATGTAAAACATGTAGATTCTTTCTACGAATGTATGGATAGTATTGCAAAGGAACGTATACACTTTGCTATCACTAGTTCCTACACACGTGGCCAGATAAGTAGCTGGATCATGCGCTTTCGTATGAAAGGTTGGCCGATCGTCATAGCAGCAGAAGACGACAAGGTAGTAGGCTTCGCAAGTGTCGTTCCTGAGACTGGCGAAGGGAGAGACCATTGGGGTACATTAATAATGGGAGTACAAGATGGATACAGAGGACAAGGTATTGGCAAACGCCTCTTGGCGTCTGTCGTCAGTAAAGCGCAGGCAGCAGGTCTCGTTCGTATTGAGCTTTGGGTCAGGGAACGAAACACATCAGCCATCGCTTTGTATCAGAGGTTCGGATTTCAGGTTACTGGGAGACGTACTGGGTGTACCAAGTTGGCGGGACAAGAAGTAGAAGATGAAATACTAATGGAGAAATCATATGAAAATGTACGCACAATATAACGCCGCTACTCATTCACTGGATGTGATGATAAAAGTTACACCAGGTGACATGAAGGGTTCACTAGACCAGCTTGATGTATGTAACGAAATATACAATGTATTTGGTAGAAACGACCTCCTAACAGCTAATACTATTGGTAGAGAGTTCCTTTATCAACTCGGTAGAATGCGAGATGATGCAAAGGAAGTACATTCACTTCGTTCAGAAAATAAGAAGTTGAAAGAGTTGAATGACAAACTGATAAAGTCAATGGGTGATAATATGAAGCAGATTCCAAAATGGAAGAGAAAGGTATAACATGGATAAGAAAGACATTCACGTAGTAACGTTTAAGATGCCAGATGGTAGTCAAGTAAACTTCCAATGTAATAGTGCAGAACAAAAGACCAAGCTATTGAGAGATGGACGCATGTTATATCCTGATTTCACTTCTATCGAGTTTACTGGATTTAACCGAAAAGAACGACGTATTACAGGTACTACCAGTCGCAGTCGTCCACTGGTTCAGATGAGAGGTTATAGTGTTATTGGCGGTACAGCTATCAACCGCGTGCTAAATAATGTAGACCACGGTCCATTTAAACAATGGGTTGCTAATAACGCGATTCGTAAGGAAGAAAAGAAGCAGGCATATCTGGCTAAAAAAGGAGAACAGAAATGATGACACGTGACGAGTATAAGAAGAAGCAGGATGAGTTGTATGAGTTTATGCGTGAAGCGATGGAGGAACCGCGTCGACTAGCTGATGAGAAAGTAAGAGCTAGACAGGCTGAGTTCGAAAAGACCATCGAGGGACCGCATAATGTTTACAAAGAAGAGACACTACCTGCATTCGAATGGGCTAAGAAACAGATTGAACCAAAGAAGGAAAAGCTTGACAAAGTGTGCAAGGATATTGTCATTAAGGCACGTGTTAAGACAAACCGTGCAATCGCTGACTTTGTTGCATGGCAAGATAAGATTCAAGCTGAGTTTAACGAGAAGACAGTGAAGGAGAAGGAGAAGTATGACCTTACCATTGCTGAAGATAAGGAAGCATTCGATAACTTCGTTAAAGAGGTAGAAGATGCGTTTACAGAAGAAACAAAGCCAATACATGATGAGTATATTCGTATGGCAAAGGCACTCGAGGAACAGTTTATGACAGAGAACCCAGAAGCTGCTGGTGTTGTGTATGACCCAGATGCTAAGGTTCGTAAGGCAATGAATGAAGCTGCTGCAAATGCTAGTATGATGGATGAACCGGAGGAACTACAATGAGTGAACTACAACCATTAGGTGCTGGTGTATCGTTCAACCTAGAAGATGTGACCGATTATGAAGAACGGTTGAAGCATTTCGAGGTGAAGGTACTTGCATTACCATTCCAGACATTCGCCCCAGAGTTGGAAGACTATCCAGGAGCTCAACTAGTAGTTAAGAAACTTAATGATGTCAAGTCGTATGGTATTGTTAACCAATATGATAGTAATACAGATAGGACACATGTTAAGTTCCTAGCTTTTCGTGAACCAACGTACATGAGTTGGTGTAAAGGAGAGTAATCCCACGCCGCCGCTCGTGCCAGCGGCTCCGACACCCACGCTGGGACAGGTGGTGGGAAAGTCCCAGCAAGAACAACAATAAGGAGAATGATTATGAAGACATACTATTATGAAATGACAGCCAAGCATAGATACGGAACAACAAGACAGCAGGGCTATGTTGTTATAGAGAGCAATAAAGGACGGCCCGCGGGAATACCGTTTATGTTAGGTGGTGGTTGGACGGCACCCACAGCAAATGAAGAGTTGATTGAGCATTACCAGTATTATAAAGGAGAGTGAGATTAGGCTATCTGGAAGCCTGTAAACGTACCTAATCCAGTCGTCAATGACCCACCACTAGCACTACCCCAATATACGGTAATAGTATCCCCAATAGCACAGTGTGTGATAGCACTCACACCACCAACTGGAACCTGACCTCCTGGGTTTCCACCAGATGAATACAACTCAGCCTGTTGTGTACCCATCGCGCTACCATTCTTCTTCATAATGAGCTGTGGTACAGGTGAGCTACCTGGAACATCTGTAAATGTAACAGATGCATATAACACATATACACCAGCAGTTTGTATAGTAACAGTACTTACCGTACCTGACGTTGGTGTGATACCAGACGATATATTCGTGCTCTGCCAGCTAACAACACCATTATTCTGACTTGCTGGATTTGTGAAGCTCCAATAAGCAACAGCACCATTAGCTCCCCACACTGGTGGGTTACCTGAACCTGCACTAACCAACACTTGACCTGTAGTACCTGTTGACAGGAAACCAGTTGTATTTGCACCTGTACTTACCAATAGTTGACCATTACTGCCACCATATACGCCTGTTGCATATTGTGCACGTAGGTTGTTTACTTGCGTTGGACTTGTAACTGTAAATGGTGGTGTACCAGAGCTTGCATTGCTGGTAAATGTTCCTGCACTTACGTTAGCACCAGATGGTAGACTTAGGTTACCATTACTTGGGTTTACAGTAATATACTGGTTCAACTGTAGTTGTTGACTACCAGCACCTGATGGGCTAGCACCAGCAAAGATCAATGCGTATGGATTGTTAGAGCTATTTAATACGATAGTTGCATTCGTAGCTGTTGTAGCAGTTGTTGCACTCGTTGCTGTACCAGCTGTCGTTGCATATGTGGCGGTTCCAGCTGAACTTGCACCAGGTACGTTATCCTGGTAATCAATCTGTACACCAGCGCTGTTCTTTACGATAAACTTATAAGTCAACGTAACATCTAGGTACATATTACACATACCATTACTATCTAATGGTATTGGGTTAGCGTTTAGTGTAGGAGTACTTAGATTATCACTATAAGTAGCTTGTGGTGTCAATGTACCAGCTTGATAGGTATAAACGAACCCATTAGCTGCAGGCACGGCCACACCTGTTACCGTAGTATCGAAAAACTGCTGTCTAATCATTGGGGCTAATGTTACTGTTGTCATGTTATCTTCCTTTGTTCATTATCTGTGAACGTGTCATACCGTTTGTTATTCCTTGTACGTAGTCGCGTGCAGAACCTCTAAAGTTCGGTGTATTCTGCATTTGTGACATGGCAGATTCGCGTGCGGCATCTCGAGCATCTTTTAACCACGTATATCTATCATAAGCTTCGGGTGACAGATGTTGCTTGATAAAGTCCATACCCTTGACACTCTCTAGCAACGTGGTTGCGCTCTCTGCGCTTAGTTCACCTTGTCCAACAAACCCCTTAAGCTCAGGAGCTGTCTTTAGCAAGGATAACATCTCACCATTTATCCTCTCATACGGGCTCAACCTACCAGTAGCTTGTTGGGCAACAGCTTCACCAACACTACTTGGTTCCTCCGATGTACCAATATCCATCGGATTGGTACTCATATGCATGGCATCTTCTGGTGTCGCATTAGCAACACTCTCAGCAACACTCTTAGGTGCTGGCGCAGTAGATGTAGGTGGTTCACCGAGATTCATCGTAGGTTCAACACGTCCAACTGGTGCCGTAGGAACAACAGGAGGTGGCGTTACCGCAGCAGGTCTATCTGGATTACTCCACCAGTTTGGTTTAGCTTGTTGCTTAGCATACTCTGTCTTCAACGAATCGAAGAACGGCTTTGCAGCAGGTGCAACTAACGCTTCACCAATAATAGCACCTAATGGACCACCATGTACGAGCCCACCAGCTGCTCCTGCTGTAGCAGCAGCTGCACTCAATGGGTTATCTGTAGCAGCTTTGACACCAGCTAATGTAGCGTCAGATACCTTTCTACCTACAACCGGTGCAATATCAGCCGCTTTCTTAGCAATAGCAAAGTTAGCTAAATCTTCTGCAGTCTGTCCATACACTTGACTACCAGTACTATTTGCTACCTTATTTCCCACAAACTCGTGAACCATGTCAGTTACCGGTGAGAATAACTTACCTACACCAGCCTCAATATCCTGTCCTTGTTGTGTTTCTGTGTTAAACAATGGATTGTTAGCAACATAGTCAATAACCTTTGCTCTATCAGCCATTGTATCTGCATCACTTACACCCATAGCCTTCTCGGTCAATGAGGATACATCAGCTAATGCAGTACCAACTAAACTAGCACCCATGTGTACACCAGCTTCAGCTGCACCGGGTATATACCCCAAATAATGTAACAATCCACTATCTCCACCTAGAGAAGGCTTTTGTACATCTTGTGTACCAGCTGTTGCAGGTTGTTCTGGCGTATTCTGGAACTGTGTCCATGGTTGACCGTTGACAACTTGACTTGTTTGTGCAACTGGAGGCGTACCCTGTTGTTGCATCATAGGAGCAGCCGCAGGACCACCCTTTGCTGCACTAACCTCTTCAGGTGTTAGATCAGCGGGTGTCTGGCCTGGTAGGCTCTGAAACTGTGTCCATGGCTGTCCAGCTACTGCTGTCATGGTTGTCTCCAACTACCTGGTTGGCCTGGAGGTCCACCAATATATACATGTCCATCTACGAAATCACCAACTTGTGGTGGTGCAATATGTTGATAGTTGTTAATAATAGGCTTGAATGTACCTGCTGCGCCTGGAATCTGTTGAACAGCCGCATTATAGCTATCACGCATGTTGTAACTACGCATTAGTTCTTGGTTAGCTACATTACGTGCGTACGAGATACTATCCAACAATACTGGTGTTGGTGCACCAACTTGCATACCATTTCCTGTTACTGAATCGTGTAGGAGATCCATTCTCTTGTCACTACCAGCAGCTCCACGTGAACCGCCTGCAGCCATAGACTGTAGCTTGATCTCTGTAATACCACTTCCAATACGACTCATTAGGTTATCAGCTTGTAATGTACCATCAGAAGCTAACGTAATACCTGGATACTTAGCCAATGCTGCCAACGTGCCAGAATCTAGTTGGTCTTTGCTAATAACCCATGCATTATTTGAACCACGACTAATAGCACCCTTATCAACTAACGTCTTCAACGTGCTAAGATCGTCTTGTAGTTGACCAGCACGACTTACATTTGCATCATTTACGGCAGCCTTACCCATCATTTCAGCAGCTTGATCACGATACTCTCTAGATAGGTTACCTTGTTTGACAGCTAGTTCACCGGCTTGTGTGTTAGCATTTTGCTGTGCAATACGATTTTGATTATTGCGGAATACAACCTCACTAGATGTATCTAGGTTCTTACGAGCTTGTTCCTGGAACTTCAAGTTATCTGGTGCACTGTTAGCAAGACCTTGAACCGCTTTCAACCCCTCTGGAGTCGTCAATGTCTGGTGTAATACCTGGTTAGCTGTAGCTTCTGCACCTGCAAAGTCACCAGCTTGCATCTTTTGTAGTGCACTAAATGCCTGGTTCTTCTGATAATCAAGGAACTTACCCTGTGCCTCAACAGCATCCAATCCACCCTTTTGCGTAGCGGCATATGTATCTGCAGCTTGCTTCTTTAGTTCGGACTGTGTTTTTGTACTATCGATGACATACTTCATCACATCATTTGGATTACCGCCACCAGCTAGCCATTGTTGGGCTACCTTCTGAATGTTATCTGTACTGAGAAAGTTTGGTGTTCCATCAGGGAACTGATTAGCATGTTCAACAATATCTGAAGCATGTTGTGCACTTTGCGCAGCGCCTGCAGGAATGGTACCACCTTGTGCACTTGGTGCAGCAACCGTAGATGGTTGACCTTGTGCAGGAGCCTGTGCACTTTGTGGTTGCTGTCCCTGTGGTGGTAATGGTTCACCTGGTTTTGTCTCAATAAGATTAGGAGCTGGTTGTCTTCCTGGAGTACCTGGAGGTCCAACAGGAAAGCTTTGTGCACCAGAATCGCTCACTGGTGCTGTAGATTGTGGAGCTGCTGACGTTCCTCCTGGAGCTGGTGCACCATTTCCTGCGGCAGCTGGCTGTCCACCTTGAGAACCACTAGGAGAGCCTTGGGATCCCTGGGGAGAAAAAACATTTTGCATAGCTGTGCGGTAGGCATTAAGGCTTTGCAAGTTTATTTGTTTAAGCTGGTTATCTAGCTGCATGCCCTGCGTCTGTGCATTAGTATTGTTCACTGCTGCTTCAGGTGCACCAGCACCTAACGATACATCACCTGCAGTAGTTTGCTGCACTTCTTGTGCAACGTGCGCTAGATCTGGTGGCGCTTGATATGAGAAAGCTGTCATATTATACTCCTGCAGCGTTTAGTCGCTTATTGGTACTAGCTAGTGCAGCTAACATAAAACTGATAGTCTTTGGACCATCTAGCTTCAATACACCATCTTCATCTTTTGTTGTTAGTTCCTTTGGCATATCTTGTGCCATCACACCTAATATCTTACCTTTTGGTGCACCTTTATCTTGCACTTCTTGGTTGTATGTAAATGACTTAGCAGAGATCTTATCCAATGCCTTATTGACATCGATGTCACCATCCTTGACATTTTCCTTCACATTCTTATCACTGAAGATACTAGCAATACCACCAACCACACCGGAGATAGCACTTCCAATAGCACTACCTTGTGCAGCGGTAGCAGCACCATTTGCAGCACCTGCAGCAGCTTGACCACTACCAATAAACTGACCTGTTTGCTCTTGCAGTTGTGCACCTGTACTTGCTGCATTTGCGCCAGCATTTACCAATGTACTTAGTTGACCGTTGGCTGTAACACCACCACTTAGCAAGTTACCAGCTGCATTTATCTGTTGTCCCTGTTCGTTCAACGCCATACCTGCGGCATTATTGAAGTTTGTTGTAGCTAGTCCATTGATGTACTCAGCAATATCCTTCATTCCACCACCACTAATGACACCTCCTCGTGCACTAGCTGAACGTTGTAACGCTTGTGTAGCTTGGTTAGCTGTAAACGCCATACTAGGGTCATAGAAAGCGCTGATATTTGGACCAGATCCATTAGCGATGCGAGATAGTGCATCAACTCCTGTACCAATACCACCGGCAGCAGTAGCCACATTGTTGGACATATTGTTAGCAGCAGGAACACCAAGTGCAGCATATGGGTCCAGTTTACTTTGTGCCTCAGTATTATACTGACCAGCTGTACCAATACCTTGGTTAATACCAGCAGCTGTCTGATCATATCCCTTCGCTGTTGCCAGGCCACTAATCAAGCCCCCAACAGCTCCGCCAATACCGCCGATACCGCTAGCGGTTCCACTTGATAACAAACTTGTTGGTGCAACGCTCATGTTCACTCCTTATATCTTGTATTTATCACTTCTAGCACTAGTCTTTATTGACTTTTAGCTTTAGTTCTTCCATTACTGAACGAAAATCCTCTTTCACATCACGGAAACCTTCTTTAATAATAGTCTCTAAACGAGAGACATCTTGCTTATGTTCATCTTTAGTGACATAATCTTTGTACATCTCGTGTTGAAGATCACTTATATCTTTACTAAGATTCTCCATCTTCTGCTCCCTTGTCTGCAAACGCCATACAAACCATCCACTGAATACCAGTAGAATAAGCTCGGCGACATAGTGCACCCATGTTGTATCCATAATCTCCGTCCCCAGAAATGTTATTAATCTTTAAGCAGGTGAGACAGTTGCTTGACATACGTAGAAGGTATTGCTCGTACCACCAGCAGAAATACTCAACCCGAGATAAAGCGCGCCTGTAGTGTTTACTGTTACGGCACTGTTACCTGCATAGATTGCATTGGCACCTGTTCCGTAGATACCAGAACCACCACCCACTACAGATACGATACCTATAGCAGAACCAGAAGAACCGATTGTACGTACTGTAAGTTGACATTGAATCACAAATCCAACAGTACCTACATTAGTGGTTGAGCCAGTTAGTCCTGCGATTAGTGTATCAGCAGTTGTTCCAGCTGTTCCAAGACGTAGATTAAACGCCGTTGTTTGATTAGCTGATAAGCTGTAATAACCACTAATGGTTAGTTTGTAAGCTTGACCAGCAACTAATGTATTAGCGGCAATAAGATACGTAGGAGTTACATACGTTTCTGTTGCTGTACTGATAGTTGTCGTGGACACGGTACCAATGACGTTAGGAGCAGGTGCGGTACCAGAGACAGTTAAGTTTCCAGTAATAGCTAATGTTCCAGAACTAGGAACAATCGTATCTGTGTTATGGTTTAGTGGAATACTCATCTTATGCTCCGGTACACAATGCTGTTATTTGTGCTGTTAGTTCATCAATCCTTGCTTGACTATCAGCTGCACGTTGCTGCCATAATGCAAGAGATGACTGTTCTGCATTCAGTTGATCCATCAAGTCCGTAATAGGATGTGGATCTGTGAATGTATAGTTAGTGCCATTTAGATTGATTGTAATAGACCATTGTTGTGTTAGTGTTGTCATTTTAGTATCCTACCTTTGTCATACGTACGTTTGCGACCCAAGAAATGTTTGTACTTGCTTGTCCAGTTACCTTGATTGCTGGACGACCGTTTGTTGTATCTGCTGTTACTGCTACTGTCCAACCACCCGACACAGCACCGCTGTCAGCACCAATAACGTTAACAATAGGTGTACCAACTAGTGCCGTATTAGCAGCTGCTGCACCACGTTTGATACAGAACTGAATGTTCCACATCATTGTGTTTCCACCACCCTTAACCTGGGCGACAAGGTCAAGGTTAAATGAATAAGCAGCGTTGTTAGAAAGCACTATGTAGTTTCCAGGTGCAGTAGATGCAGCTCCACCCGTAGTCTGGAGTTCTGTTGCCGTATTAGATGTTGTGTATGCATAGTATGGAAAGTTAGATGTATGAATGTCACCTGCGGTTGCAAATCGTGCGTTTGTGATGTTGATCTCACCAAGGAAATCAGTAACTGCATAAGAGCCGATTGCAATAGATGCTGCATTGGCTGTCGTCGCATTCCAGCCAAGAGCAATAGTATAGTTAGCAGAAGCGGCTGCTGCAACGCCGACAGCCATACACGTTGTAGTTGCTGAGGCATTTGCGCTGTTACCGATTGCGATTCCACTTGAGGAAGCAGCAGAGGCAGAAGATCCAAGAGCAACAGCGTTAGACGCACCGCTAGTCGTAGAGTTATAACCGATACATGTTGATTGTTGTCCTGCGTTGGCGCTGTATCCAATAGCTATGGCACCCGATCCACCCCAGGTAATGTTAGAACCAATGACCACGCCGTAGTTGTATGCAGTTGTATTACTATTTGTTGATGGAACGATACAAACACTGTCTGTTTTTGCAGACGTTGTTAATGTTCTAACAGTGGAGGTACCACTTAAATCAACACCACCCCAAATCATAATATTTCTATCACTTGCACCGGTCACGGTATTACCAGCACCGGCATACAAAGCACCATATGGCGTTCCTGTCTCAGTAATAGAGTTTACAGTTCCACCAAAGTTCAAGGCAAGTACATTAGAAGATGCAGTAACTGTTGGAGCAGACTGACTACCTGTATACGTTGCCCATGTTAATCCAGCGCCAGAAGTTCCCTGTGCACCTTGAGTACCAGTTCCAGTAGTACCTTGAACACCCTGCAATCCCTGTACACCCTGTGCTCCATTAGAACCAGAAGTTCCTTGAGTACCAGCACCTGTCGTACCTTGTACGCCTTGAATACCTTGTGTTCCAGTCGTACCTTGTGAACCGTTGGCTCCATTAGTTCCAGATGTTCCTTGAGCACCAGTGGTACCAGTAGTACCCTGTGAACCCGTAGCACCTTGACTTCCCGTAGTACCAGTCGTACCCTGTGATCCTGTTGCACCTATAGTTCCTTGAGCACCACTAGAGCCTGTTGCACCCTGTGTTCCTGTTGTACCCTGGCTACCTGTAAGGCCTTGAGCTCCAGTACTACCAGTCGCTCCTTGAGCTCCAACTGCACCAGCACTTCCCTGTATACCTGTAGTGCCCTGAACACCCTGTGTACCTGATGCACCAGTCGTTCCTTGTGCTCCAGCACTTCCTGTAGATCCCTGAATACCAGTTGCACCTTGAGTACCTGCAGTGCCCTGTGATCCAGCAGAACCAGCAGCGCCCTGTGCACCTGTTGTACCTTGAATAGATGAAGACCAATACGGTGTACCTGTTGTACCCTGTGTTGTCAATACCTGACCAGCTGTACCATATGATGGGGTAGTGCCTAATCCAAATGCACCAGTACTATTGATAGCGAAAGCTAATGTGTGCGATGTAGTATCACCAACATAGAACGTAATCTTACCACCGGTTGCGCTTGTCGATAGACCATTGTAAAAGCTTATATCACCGCCATTGCCGCTGCCTAGGTTGGCGCCGCCGGCTAGTGTTATAGTACCAGCAGCAAGATTAGACTTGCTATTACCTGCGTAGACACTTACAGGCGCTCCAGAGATACTGCTTGATGTGTCAGTAGATGCACCAGCTGAGATTGTAAGAGATGGTGCAGTACCAGAGCTCACACTACCTGTTGTGATTGATGCAGAATGTGATGCAGATGGCGATAATGTGAGTGTGTTACCAGCTGGATTGTACTGAAGATAGCTTTGTGCAACATCTACAGCGGTCAACGTACCACTATCTAACGTGGTAAATACAACATTATAGTTTGTATTTGTACCACCAACGTCTGTAACGGTAGCTACAGCACCAGTTGTACCCTGAACGCCTTGACTTCCAGTACTTCCTTGAATACCTGTAGTTCCTTGTACTCCCTGTGTTCCTGCTCCTGTTGTACCCTGGCTGCCGGTAGTTCCCTGTACACCTGTACTTCCTTGAATACCTGTAGTTCCTTGAGAACCATTTGTACCAGATGTACCCTGAACACCTTGAGTACCGGCGCCAGTGGCACCTTGCGTTCCCAATGCACCCTGGATACCGGTAGTTCCTTGACTTCCAGTTGTACCTTGTATACCTTGAGCGCCTGTTGTTCCCTGAATACTATTTGTCCATGTTGGTGCTTGAGCACTGCCATTGGATGTCAACACTTGACCGACAGTACCATATACAGGTACAGCAAAGTCGGTTGAAAACGCACCATATTGGTTAACCAATAACCCCTTATCAACGGAGGATGCCAGTAACGCCACTCCACCGTTACCTGCCATACCAATAATGTTGTTACCTAGGCCTAGGCTACCACCCGTGTAAATACCTCCACCACCCGTCGTAGCATCATTGATGGTAATATTTGGACCGGTCCCACCTAGTGCTAATGTACTTGAACTATCTGTCCACGTAAAGTTACTGCTTGCACCGAAGTTACCTGCATTGTTATACTGAATCTGTGTATTACTTCCAGCTACTGTGCTACTACCAATAGCTGCCCACTTTACACCAGATGTTGTCGTATGATCAGCCATCAACACGGTACCATCTGTACCAACGTTTAATGTAGTGTCTGTACTACTTCCTGTACCAACAATCAGATCACCCTTAGCTGTAAATGAGCTAAGCTTTACTTGTGCATCATTTGTTACATTACCGAGTCCAACTTGTGCTGCAGTATAGTCACCTGTATTAGCTACAACAGCACCTGTTCTACCAAATACGCTCGTGACAGGATACGTAATAGCATTAGAACTTGCAGCGGTAAGTCTTCCCTTACCATCTACTGTAAACGTTACTGTATGTGTTGCATCACCATATGTACCTGATGTAACGGCTGTATTTGCTAATGTTGTGGTAATAGCTGTTGTACCGCTTCCTGTAACATCACCGCTTAATGTGATCGTTTGGTTACCGCTAATAGGAGTAAATCCTAATGCTGTTGTAACATCAGATGAAGATAATGTAACTGCACCTGTACGTGTGTTAAATGAAACAACACCGGTATTACTTACAACTACGGCTCCTGTTGTTGGAGATACGCTAATGCCTGAACCACTACCAGATACTGATGTCACCGTACCAGGTGTTGTTGTCCATGTTCCATCTGCACGTAAGAAGTTTGTTGTTCCACCACCAGACGCAGGTACAACACCAGCAGTAGTGCTTGTAAACACATTTGGAGTTACGGAAATATTACCACTTGTTGTTACTGCTGAACCCATTGTCAATGCAGCTGCATATGTACCTGAGCTTGTCAACCCTACAGAAGTGACAGTTCCTGTACCACTTGGTAGGTCTGCTGTAACTAGTGATCGAAACTGTGGTTGTGCAGCACTTCCTGAACTTGGACCAGCAAATACCTTGTTAGCTGACTGAGTATTGAGTGTCAGTGTAAGTGTACCAGCTGTTGTAACTGGACTACCTGAAACAGTGTAAATAGCTGTTGAACTTGCATCTGCCAGTGCAACAGACGATACACTTCCAGAACCACCACCAATAAGGTGTCCACCAGCTGTTGTTCCGTCCTGAACATAAACCTGCCACGTATTAGTGTCAACAACTAGTTCACCTGGCGCGCCGATGAAACTAGTTACAGGATGTCCCCTACGGATTTGTAATGTTGTGCTCATATTTTGTCCCTAATAGTGTATTTATCACTTACGGTGCCGTTCCCATGTTCAGTTGTACGTTAGATGTATTTGTGATAGATTTCATGTCCAATACTGCGAATATTACCGTATCTGTGATCAACCCACAATCTAGATCACCAGAAAACGATGCAGAAACTAGTAGATTTGGATCAGCCCATGTACCATCTGCTTGTAAATAGTTGGTTGTTGGTGTTGAGATACCCGGTGCACTCACAATACCAGACTGTACTGTGGAGAATGTATTTTCTACGTCAACAGGATACCAATACGTGTAGAAATAGTCAGAGTTATTATATACAAACGATGCACTTCTACCGTTATCTAGATGTAAGGCTTGATAAAATGGTGGCGGTAATGGAGCACTTGGTGTTACGCTAGGACCACCCAGAGGAGTTGTACCGATAACGGTGACATTGAATGCGTTTCCATATGTCATTATTGTAAACTTCTGACCTATGAATGGGTTATTTGGTAAATACACGGTGCCAGTTGTACCTGCATTCTCAATATATAAGTTCAATATTGATGTTGTATCTGCTGCTGTGTACGTCCAGCTTCCAGTAGCGGTAATGATAGCCCATTCTAATGGACCTGTTGCACCACTAGCCCACTTTGGTACAGAATATGGACCGGTCGACATCAGCACTTGACCGCCTACACCAGTATTCTGTGTATAATCGAAACCTAATGCACCATATTGGTTAATACTAGCGCGTAATATATTATTTGTTGAGAATGTTATCTCACCGGTGTTAGCCATCGATGGCGTGCCGGCTTTGATATCAACATTACCATATAGCCCTCTATAAGGTGCACCCATATATGGCACCCCAGCTGCGCCTGAAGCTAATGTAAGATTACCTGTACCTGTTCCATATCCGGCTCCTGGTTGTCCAGCTTGTATGACAAGATATGAGTCAGCTTGAGACTCTATAATACCAGCTCCAGCAGTAACACCAGAAGCTGCATTACCAATACGTAATGTATCTAACCCGGGATTAAACTGTAGCGTCTCCTGACTTACGTCTAATGTACCAATACGGCCGGTTGTAGCTGATGTAAACGTTGGATAATACCATTGGTTATTTGTTACATCTGTTACTGATACTGTTGGATAATCCCACACAGGCACACCGCCCTCAGATGTTATAACTTGATAACTTGCACCAATACCCAACCGATGGAATGTCAGTGTACTATCTGCATACAACATGTCACCAACTGTATATGTGTTATATCCTGTACCACCATTGGCAGCTATTAATGTACCTGATAGTACAACATTACCAGTCGTCGCGGTAGATGGTAACAATCCAGTTGTACCACCACTCCAGCTATTAACAATGTCACTCCATGCAGGAACACCACTAGTTACAACTAGTGCCTGATTTGTTACACCTATAGGTAGTGCGGATAATACATTACTTGCACTTGCGTATATCGTATCACCAGTATTATATGTATTAATACCCGTACCACCGGATATTGGACCTAGTACACCGGATAATGTAACTGCGCCATTTGTAGCTGCACTAGGTGATAACCCTTGCAACGTTGTTTGGAATGACAATACACCGGTGTTATCGATCTCGATAGTACCGTTTCCGTTAATAACAGCAATACCAGCACCATATGATAGGTTTGCAGCTACTGGCAGTCCTGCACTATTACCTATCAACAACTGACCGTCTGACGTTGTTGCAGAGCTAACTACATTACCAACACTGTTGGTGTAAATAAATGCACTTGGGGTCAACCCAGAGATGGTAAATGAACCAGCCGTTAGGTGATCTACAACGATTTCGTTATCGACATATAATGTCTGATTAGGTGCATCATACCAAAATGTAGGAGTACTAATAAAGTTACCATTACCATCTGAATATTGTATTGCACCTTGAGCACCTGCAGCTAATGTCTTTAACGAACCCCAATAATATGTACCTAAACCTGTTGTTAGTAGTGCTTGACCTGCTTGAGCAGCAGTGCTTCCAGGTAATAGATTGTTCAACGTTGTATTTGGGTTACTGAATGTGATCTGGTCAGATACATTCATAGTAACAATGTTTAACGTGTGGGATCCTGGGTTGTACCAGAAGTTCAACCCATCTCCACCAAATGCGCCACCGTTATCGAACTGTACGCTATAGTTAGGACCTGCAGGTGTGCCACCACCGCCTCCACTACTTACAGTGTTTGCATTTACCAAGACCTGAAGATTGTCGAACCAACGGTACCACTCCGTATTCATTACGGAGATTTCCGGGTACATCTTAGTCTTGAACGGTGGTGGTGGTAGATTCTGTGCCATTAGTTCTTCCCAAAGTCGAACCAGAGACTTGCACCGCTAATATCAGCTAATGTTCCTGTATCAGTTACACGAAATACAGCATTTCTTGCAATACCAAACCCAAACTCTTGTACATAGTTTTGATATTCACCTACTGCGCCTAGACTACCTACGCGTGGATCACCATATGTCTTACCACCGTCGTCAGAAAACTCTATCTGATATTGTGGAATAACCACCTGACTAGTACCTGGTGCTGGTGTATAGTCAACCTGCAGTGCAGCATATCTGTTACGTGTTATAGCATTACTCACGTGAGGAGATGTGCGAATACGTGTGATAGGCATGCCATTATCCGTTGCATTTGTGTCATCATAGCAGTATAGATTACCTGTACTCATATCACCAGTAAGGTGTTTATTGAGGTAATATGCATGTCCTTGAGCAATACTACGTGTTGCCTTAATACCTGCACTATATTGTCTCTTATGCCATCCTTGACTTGCATTCTGTGTCTGAAGATATGTCGTAACATCGAAGATAAGGCTGGTGTTCAAGCCAACAACATCTAGCTTGTAGAAATAGTGACCTTTATCTTGATATGCTTCAGCAGTTGCAGCATGTATGTTGGCATCTGTGCACTTAGCTAACATCTGTTCGATAGCAAATGAACTTACACGTGTTGGAATGTATCCATTTGCAAGCATGACGATTGGCCCACCGCGTTGATCTGTAGCTAGCCACATGATGGTGTTGTTCAACTTTTTAACAGTATATGCACTTGCACATCCTGTTTCAATAAGAATACCTTGACGACGTGAGAATGTGACATTACCTGTTGTACCACCTCCTGCGTTATACCAGATTTCGATAACATTTTGACCAAATAACCACAAGTCTTCGTTGTTGCTAAGGCATGCAACAGCAATGTTAGCGTTAGTCTCCATGGTTGCGAAGTTCAATCCTTCTGCATTAGTACTATAGGAGTCTGTCCAGAAGAACTGGTTACTATTACGTTGTGTAAACACGCAGTAGCTATCAATATATGTGGTACTTGAAGCTGGTTGCCATCCATCACCTTGAGATGGACCCATAACCTGTAACTGATTTGTTGCTAGATGTAAGCCATATACTGTGCCAATATCACCGGCAACAATAAACAATGTGGTTCCATCTGTTGAATATTGTACATTTTGACTACCGCTGATGACGAAAGATGTACCTGGAACAACTGATAATGTATCACCAGCAACGTAACCAACATTACCAATAATGCCATCTACGGTAGCTACACTACCTGAAGTTACGGTAATATTTGCAGTTGCACCTTGACCGGAACCGCCAACTAATGGTACACCTAGGTGTACACCGTTTGCATAACCACTGCCTGCATTTGTAATGTTAAGTGTAAATGTGAATGGAGTCAACGCACCTACCAATACACTGAAGTTACTGCCTGCACCACCTAAGTAGCTGTTGTTAGCAGTCAATACATCTGTTGCTAGATAACCTTGTCCTTGGTTGACAATGGAAATAGAGTTAACGCCTCCACCACCCACCGAGATGAGAGCTGTAGCTCCGCTTCCACTGCCACCAATAAGAGGGACATTGTAGTAACTACCGTTAGTATAACCGGTACCAGCTGTAAGTGTACCAAAGGAGGTAATACCAGCGCCAGATGTAGCTAGTATTGTAGCAGCGAACCCGCTGCCTGTACTACCAATGGTACCTATAGGTGTCATAGACCAACCACTAGTACTACCGTCTACACCGTTTACCAGGTACAAAGTGGTACCGAATACCCAATATGTCTGTGTCTTTCCGGTACTTCCAATGGTGGCTACATAACCATCGCGTGATGGTCCAAGACCTCCAGTACTGGCTAACAATGTCAACCCACTATCACATGTCAGCTGGGCAGCTTCACCGTCTTTACCTCTACCTGCTTCGTTATACTCAGGAAAGCGACCGATAGTCTCTTGACAATCGTAGTAATAGTTCTTAAGTGTATAAGATGGACCAACGAAGCCCTTAAACTTTTGGATTTCAACTGCCATAATAAGCTCCGATTAGAACCCGAAAAATGTATCACTAGTGCTTGAATATACTCCACCTTGACCACCTAGTACAGATGGATCATAGTCCATACGTTGTAGTATCTGGCCGTTGTTACGTTTCAACATCATAAGACTGTTAACAGCTGTCTCATTAACTCCAGGAGGTGGTTCAATACCATTCTTCTGTGCAAGACGTACAGCTAGATTGTAAATGAATGCATCACGATACGCAGGTGGTAGGTTAAATGTAGTTGCTAACGTGAAGTTTGTTGGTAATAGTTGTTGCAGGTTGACAATAAGTTGACCACCACCTGCTGTTGGTTCAGGCCATATATATAACTTAGCTGTTGGCCAGTTTTGATCATAGTATCCCCAAAATGCGATGTTACTAGTAATACCCTTACCACGAATGTTATTCCAGTCACTCATGCTCAACGTAGGAATAAGTGGAATATCATTATATGGTGGTGTTGTAAGTTGTCGGAAAGAACTATCACATAACATAGCTGGACGTTGGTTGACTACAACATCTCCCGTTGGACCTACGTTTAGGTAGTATCCCCAGAAGTCTGTATGTCCAGTTAGATTAGTGACAATATATGGTTGAATGGTATAGATGAACGTATCATCACTATTTTGCTGATCTACCCAAGCTTGACCTGAGTTGATAGCACTTTGTCCTTGGGCTGGATTGAATGCCTTACCAGTACCAAGTACTCCAGATAGTTCATAAGCCTCTTGCACTGCATTACCGAATGTGTATGGTACTGACATGTTTGTCTCCTAATGATGTATTTATGAAAAAAGAGGGGCCGAAGCCCCTCTAATCTTATTACTAGGAGTGCAGGTTAACCCTGAACACGGCAAGCGATTTGTGGACGTACCCACTTCCAACCGTACAATACGTCAAGACGATTTTGTACAACGTCAGGTGTGGACAAGTACTGGCGTACGAAACGCAATGCAATACCAGTTTCTGGATCACGTGCGACGTATGCTTCAGCGCCTGGTAGATCGTCGTCTAGGTCACAGAATGCGCAGACAACGGCGTTCTTTTGCCAGACGAGGTTAACGTCTGTTGTTACAGATGGTCCACCGATGAATGTAACAGCTGCTGATGCTACTGGCATTGCTGAAACTGTCTCATCTGGTGCTGTAACTGATGGAACTGGCAATACTGACAAGCTGTATGCAGATGATGCAGCTGTAGCAGCGGCAGTAACTGTAAATACTTGTAGTTTGCTTGTTGCGCTACGTGTCAATGGGTTGATTGCATAGACACCAGCGATAACGAACTGATCACCGACGGTAACTGTTTGACCAGTTGTACCAGAGATAACCATTGTTGATGTGCCGGATGTATATGTTGAACCCGTTGCTGAACGTGTACCAGTCGTGAATGTTGGCATTGTGTTGGACTCAACGAACTCTAGTCCAGCAGCAAGACCCATCAAGCCCTTCTTGTACTGTTCTGCAATCTCTGTAGCTGACTGGAACAATCCCTTCAAGCTATCAACTAGAGCAGCTTCAGCACCTGGTGTAAGTGCAGCATAACGCTCACCCTTTGGTGCAGCTTGTTCTTCAAGACGTGCCTTAGCATCTAGGAATGGACGTAGTGTTGATACATCTGCCCCTGTGAATGCAGCTGGAACACCACCAACGTATGCGCCTGGTGTTACAAGATTGTAAGCACCTGCGGCACCGCCTGGCGTACCAACAACGGCGTTGAACAATGCAGCATATCCATCTTCATCAATGTCTGATGCCAACTGTGCAACTGCTGGCTCAATGAAACGCTGACGGAACATGTCAATACTCAATGTCAAGTCTTTTGTTGTGAAGTTCATACCAATGTTACGTTGTACAACTGTCAATGATGTTTCTGTTTCAATACTGTTGTTCAGATTGATACCACCACCGATAGCTGATTCGTAACGAACTGGAATACGAATGTTAACTGTTGAACCGTTCTTGTAACCAACACGTCCAAACAATGAGTCGATTGGGCGCATAGCACGTGGAACTAGTGTAAATGTATTGCGGAAAACGATCAATGCTTCATTTGTAATGACATTGTTCGTTAATAGTGTATTTGTTGCGGTCATAATGATCACTCCATGAAAAGGTTAAAGCCATCATGACCTTCCGGGGCCAATCAGGCGATTATTTTGCTCTTTGTGCCTTACGAACCTTCGCATAAGTTTCGAAATCATTAATCTCGTTAAGATCTGGCGTCGTTACACGTGTAAGACGCGGAGCTAACTTAGGCGGAACGTCTCCGGCTTTCTTTGTCGCTGGAGTAGCTGGTGTCAATGTGCCTTCGATACGCGTGAGAGTTCTCGTAGCAGTAACAACCTGATCGATTGGATCACTGGATGCAAACTTCTTTGCTACCTCTGGATCCTTCAACAGATTATAAGCAATCTCAGGTCCAAGATCTGTGCGAGCTAATACTGCAGCTGCTTCAGGTGACATCTTCAATGCCTCCCAAGCTTTAATGTTTACAACAGACTCATAGTCCGTGTACTTTTCTGCTGCAACCTTCGCATTCTCATTCCACTTATTGGCAACTGTCTGCACTTCAGTAGAACGAGCAGCATCTTGTTCTTTAACCGCTTGCTTAAACTCAACACGTTGTTCACCCCACGTTACCATGGCTTCAGTATAGGCTTCCATACTGTTGAAATCGCTCATCTTAGGTTTAGGAACTTGTTCCTCGAACTTACGATTTAGATCCAACTGTGGTTGCTTATCTTCAACCTTAGTCTCTTCTTTCTTCGTTTCAACAGGACGTTTCTCGAACTCTGCAATCTTAGCTTCTAATGCCTCACGTTGTGCACGTTCGGTATCACGCTCTTTTTGCAGCTCATCTAGTCTAGCCCTAAACTTCGACTTAGAAAGTGGAGCTTCTTTAGCATTCTCTTCAACTACATCATTCTTGTCAACTTCAGTGGCTTCCGAGGCCTCTGCATCTTTTTCGGCGAGCTTTTCGTTCACCACGGTTTGGAACTCTTCCGAGTTGACCGGAATCTTTCTCAGTTCCACATCTCCTAGCACCATTGCAGCGACAACAGGATCGCTAAGATCTACGGACTGTACTTCGTTTTCACTTTGTGTCATTATTAATCCTATAATGTGAGGGAGTAACCGAGATTACTCACGGATGAGCCTTTAACGTCACTCATAGTTGACGGTGAATATTTCTATTCACTACATATTTATGCCTACTTGTGCACGGAAAAATCTCTAATGTAAGAACAGTACGGGGAGGTTCAATGCGATAAAATGGTCAGTATCTTCATAATACTGCAGGAGGGATAGCTCAGGCTGACTGAGAATGTATAGCTGCTGTTCTTGCCACGCTTCCAGTGAGTCCAGCTGTTCCTGATACATGTTATTTCTTCAGTTTATCCAGTCTAGCTTCTATAGCTTCCAAGCGCTTGTAGAGTTCGTCACGGTCTGCATCAACCTTTTCATGTAATACGTGCATCTGTTTGAACCATTCTTGCCATAGCGGGTCAATGTTACCCATCGGTGTAAGTAGGTTTCTCTTAGGTGGTTGACTCATCGCTTCTCTCCAGTTTAAGTTTATAAATGACAGCTTTCCCACCATGCTTAAAGCCGAACGCTACCTCATATTCAGGTGTACCGTATAGGAAAGAACTAACCATATGATGTAATGCAGGTGTAAGCTCCTGAACAAGAGCGGTTACCTTCTCTTCTTGTTCTCTCCACTCTTCATACGTCTGGCTCATTTCTTCTCCTTCGTCTTCATGGCTTCCTTAGCTACAGCGTAACCAATAGCAACCGCTTGTTTCACCGGTTTACCTGCTTTCACTTCTGTAGCAATATTCTTACTCATTGCCTTCTTAGACTGGCTTTTGATCAGTGGCATTGTCATCTCCTTGTTGTTTAGTAAGGTGTGGGAGAAGCTCATGGAACATCTTCTCGATATGTTCAACGTGATCTTTCACTAGTTCTGTACGTTGTTCAATACGTGCAACAGTTTCGTCACGTTTTGCACGTAGAAGCTCTAGCTCCTTCTCATGTTGATAGGTTACATTCTCAACCTGTATCTTACCCTGTGTCTTGATAGCATCAGTCTTGTTCAATAGACGTTCCTTGTCATACTCTTGTTGCAACAATGTCATCTCTTGGGTAAGTTGCTGTACTAGTGTATGAAGAGCTTGCATCTGTGCTTGAGCTTGTGGTGGAATAGGCATCTGTTGATCACTGTCAGAGGCAATCTGTGGGTACAACATGTTGAACAACTTGACTAGACGTTCCTGAACAATCTCACTGCCCGGGAAGCTCATTCTACCAACGAGAATATCACGTAGTACTGGAGAGACGCTAGGATCAATGCGCATATACTCCAACATCTGCTCAATAGCCTGCTGGTTCTTAGTAGCGTACGCTGGGCCAGTGTTAACAACTACACCATACTTACCTACTCCAAGCTGATGGTTCTTCTGTTTACCCGTCTTTTTGTCAGTAAATATCTGGTTAATCAGTACGATTTCCTGTGTACTATCAGGGTTAACAATACGAATAGCACGAGGCTGATCATACACCTTAGGAATAAGGTCGATGATGATTTCCCCCAAGTGCTCAATACCGCGCACCATGTTATGACTAAAGTGCATGTTACTTTCTTGGCCTTGTTGAGCTAGTGTCTTGATAGCAACCCCGCTTTGTTCATTAGGTGTTGCACCTAAACCAGCATCGAAGATACCAATAACGCGCTTTAGGTCATCTTCTAGCTTCTGACACCAGGAGAGAAGATCTTGAATCTGTGCCGTTTGGTCGGCACGTTGAGGTACTGGATTTTGTAATGGCACTCCATCTTTATCCTTCTCTTTCCTATACGCATCATAGGGAAGGATACTCCAGTTCTCTGTATTGCTCGTTTGCCATGCAGCTTTATATGGCTTAATACTGTTCATATCAGCTACCCATGGTGCTTTATTACTACTACCAACGCGACGTGCTAGTGAACTTGCAGCATAGTTGAGCATCTTTTGTGTATCTTTAGCGAAACGGATAATGCCCCGCATATCGCGTTTTCCATCTACAATACTTTGTGGACCGATAACGGCACTAAATGGTAACCATGCACCTCTCCAGGTACCCTCAGAGAGTATCTCAATACCATTAAAGTCCATCCACTTGACTGTCTTCTTGACACATGAACGTTTACGGCTAACAATCTTGACATCACCATGCTTACCTACAATACGATCATTGTCATCAGTGTCTTCAGGTGTAACTTCCGTTTCAGGAGTGTAACCTTCTAGTTCACTTACAACACTACCATCGCTGCATAGATATTTGATGTAATCGACACAGTCGTAGTACCAATAACGACATACGCGAATCTGTTTATTTTGTGTCCAATCTGCTAGTTCCATGCCAGGTGCACTAAGGTCAACACTTGACATGGTAGAACGTGGGAACATGCGCTTATACTCAGCGTAGGTGTAGTCGAAGATCTCGAACCAATAGTTAGCATCACGCATGTCAGGTTCAATAGCACTTGGATCTGGGATGATATGGAAGGGATCATATGCAGAAGTGATAGTGATCTCTTCATCGAATGACTCAGGATCAGGATAATCGATCTCAACTTTAAGAAAACCGAAACCTGGCACTAGTGCACCATTCTCACCCACCACGTGAATGTAGTGACTCTTAGCATGGCTACGCGCTTCAATATGGCGCATGAAACCATCATAAATCTTAGCTACTTCTTTACTAGCATATTCGTCTAACTCATGTACACTCATGCTGATATCCATCTGCCAGAGTGCATTTTGTACCTGCATGACAAAGTTAGGTAACATGTTAACTTCAATAGTAGGTTCTTTCTTCAAGCGCCCGATAGTCTTGTAGGCACTATCCCACTGCTTACCGCGATAGAAGCGAAGATCATCTAGCTGTAGCTTGCGGATCTCTTTCCATACTCCAACGGCAGTGACGAATAGTTCCTTAGCATCATCACGACGCTTCATCATATCCTTATACTTGCCATCTGGGTCATTTTGTAGGTTGTTGAGATCGACGTTTTGTAATGTTGACATGTTATTTCCTTATAATGGAATATTTATCATTTTCTACTGCATCATCCAGCTGTCTTCACGTGAATCCCCGGAATAATCCTGAAGTTCCTTAAGATCTTGCACTTCACGTTCCTTCTCAATATCATGTTTACTCTTAGCATGATCATGGCCAGTCAATGCGATATAGCGCCAGTTATCCATCAAGTGATCAGCACCTTTGATCTTACCGTCTTTGATGGCATAACCGGACCATTCTGAACGTGTCTGTGGAAGATCGTCGAATACCTTCCATTTGTCATCTAGTATCAGCTGGTAAACTACAGCATGTCCACCACGTAACGCGTTCTTTGCACCATGTAGATCGATACGAAACTGTGTACGATATTGTTCCATCTCATGTCTACCACCGTCGTTGATATCAATCTTACCGCCAGATGGGTCACATATACCAGGAATATCATAACCAGCAATCTTATTCTGGTCCCAGATAGCAGCTGCATTTTGTGACAATGGTGCCTCAGTACGATAATACTCCCAATATTGGTAATGTACGCCGGTATCAGGATCAATAGCTACCCATGCAATAGCGGTAGGATCTGGGTTCCATCCAAAGTCAAGTGAGAACACTCGCTTATAATGGTCTGGTATCTTAAAGCGAGGTACAAATATCTTCTCAGGTGCGCAAGGGTAGATCAATCCTTCTCCAACTAGTGCATCACCTCTTGAACGCGTAGCACGCATATATGCCGGCCATAATCGGAGTAAGGCCTCCTTAGCACCACGTGTAAGGTGAGGTGCATCATCGTTAGCTGGATCGTCTAGATCCCATCTCAACCGTGTGAGATGTTTATCTTCACTTATTGGTCCAGTTACAGATGGCTTACCTTCCATAAAGTTCTTAAGGAAGTCTGTCATACCGTTCATCGGGGTGAAGTTGATCATTACTAGGCGGTCATCACCCATCGTTAACGTACGTGTAATAGCTTCGTTAAACAACCCTGGAGGTGGTTCCTCGTCGAATAGCACATTTGCCTTAAATGCCTGGAAGTCTTCACGTCTCATACTATACGTGTTGATGTATACGTTACAAAACTTACCAGATATGTGCTTGACACGAAAGCTACCAATGTTAGTTCCTGTACGTTCTACCTGTTTCATAGTAGCATGGTCTAATGTATCACCGCGTATCATACCGGTACCAAAGTCACCTACTGGACCTAATAATGTCTGTATGATAGACTTACGTAATAGGTCATATGTTTCCCCTACGATTAGCCAGTCACATGCACGTGATAATCTCTTACCTTTCCACCATGGTGGGTAAATACCGGTAAGATGGCAGGAGAGCTCATAGCAACAATCTTGGGATTTACCTGTTTGGTTCGAGGCTTGAATCAATCGTACCCAATGGGTCTGCCCGGCTTCGAAGAACGCCATATGGTTCTTATACAATGCACGACGGAGCGGGCCATCTTCTGGAAAGATCGTATCGATGTGGTTATACCGTTTCTTACGTTCAAGTATCTCTGTGATAGCGAACAGTTCATCGATGTCACTCACTATCTTCACCTAATAGTTTCAACTTTTGTTCAGCTGTCAATGTACTCATATAAGACTTGATCATGTCGAAACGCTTCTGTTCCAACTCTTCCACCGACAATGTCTCATTCTCATCTGTCTGCTGTACAACTGTAGGTACACCTTCCATCAACTTATTGTTCAATGTGGATAAAAACTTGGGATACTGTCCGCGTGGATCATCATTGTCAAGAAAACGTTCACGTAACTTCAACAGTGCCTCTGCAGTCAACTCATGCATGGGCTTCTTACATACTGCCTCAATGGTACGCAACTGTAACAATGATGTTACATACTTACCACTAGTACTTCCTTTTGGTCTTCCACCTGCCATAATAGTGCTCCGAGTTATTGAACTATTTAACTATGTGATGTATTTATGATATCTCTACCACTTTTTCCTTGCATTAGGTGACTGTACCGGACCGTGTGTATGTGGTACGTATACCTCTTTCATATTCAATGCACGTTTAAGTTCTCTACGTTGCCTCTTAAGTTCAAGATTTTGGTTACGTATTTTCTCCTTCTGCCAGTTTTGATACGTCTGTGTACCTTCAACAGTGACGTACATGTTGATCCAATCCCATCTCTCCTGTAGATGTTCTGGACATATTAGATTTGATCTAATCTGGCGATGTATTGACTTCCAATGACCGATAAGCTTACGTTGCTTCTCAAGAGGTAAGTCATCAGCCATACAGATAGGTTCTGGTTGATGGTTCATCATCTGAGAAAATAGTGTGTACCAACTTTGCACATTTATTGTTGGTGCTTGTATTGTTAGTGAACGGATATGGGTAGCGTTAGCGTTACCCATCGTGGATGGTGGAAGTGTCACTTCCTTAACTCCTTTATCTTCTCTTTCAACTTCTTCTCTTTCAACTTCTGTTTCGCTTTCCTAAGAATAGCTTTCTCTTTCCTAATACTTGCGTGAATACTCTTCAATAACGCACCATGTGTCTTATACCTACCCTTCCTACCACCTTCATGCATGTTCATACACATGGGGTCAGATAGCAGATGATGGGGTACTAGTCGTTGTTCAGCCTCATATGCCTCATCTTCGGTCTTGTATTCATCTAGTACCTTCGTCTTCCATGTATCACGTGCGTACTCATCTCTCGTAAGTGCAAGCTTCAATCGCACTCCGCTGCCGATGTATTCACCAGATCGTACCTTCTCGGTTATTCCCTTTCCGAGGTAATACAATCCACTAGGATGTGTTGTCTTATATGTACAATAGGTCATAGTGAGCTCAATACGCCTGCGGCTTGTGTAATAAGTGTCAATAGGCGAACTAGTTCCTCTTTCTGGTACAACTCACCAGCTTCTTGTGCAATCGTATACTGCGTCTGTATATCGGCTAGTATCTCATCGAACTCACTACGTGTAAGTTCACCTTTCTGTGCTTGTGCTATTGCTACCTGTATTGTTACAATAGGCTCTGTCAGGTTAGGCATACATTCTCCTTATATCTTCCAATGGTGTTCCATCTTGGTACACTGCATATGGGTAGTACCGGTAAATCTCTCTAAGTGTATCCCAGTTATACACCGTATCTCCTTCTGGGGCTCCAGTTGTGATGATGAAGGTAAACCCGTTCAGTTTTATCACCCTACGCACATCAAGTGTCTCAGACAGCTTTCTCTTCATCTCACGCAGTACGAGTCGCTTTTGTACATCCCAGCTAAGTGGTTTCATGCCCTTCTCGCTGATGTCGTAAGTTGTTTCACGTAGTTGTTGAACTCGACGGGTTCAACCTGTGCTGTTCCTAGATCGAACTCACTTACCCTGTCGTGGACATCATCAGGAAAGACGAATGTGCACTTCTTCGTGTCATTCTTCTCTATGCCAATCAACGCAAATCCCTCACAACGAAGGTAACTTGCAAGTATGATATCTGTTGTTCGGTACATATTACGTCTCCAGATCTAGTACATATTTCTTATAGCATTCCATCGCTACATCTCGTGTGGCTCCACCTAATGGGGTGTTATACCTCAGTTTGTAAATACTCCAGATACCTTCCAGGTCATCTTTACTGGGAATGGCTTCGGGTGCACGAAGATATTGCACGCGTGCTAGAATAGTAGCATAGTGGTCGTTGGTTTCCACATCCATCACACCACCCTCATCACAATATAAGTGAATGCCATTTACGATATACTGGTGATAACGGAGATAGTTGTTCCAGATGTCAGTAATAGTGTTCGGTTCCATCTGGTAGATACCTAATGCTGGACCATTAATCTGATGTCTGTACTGACCAAGATGGCTCTCGTTAGCAGATGTAAACAATAGTAGCTCTTCCACATCTGGTGTCCATAAGCTAATCGGTTGCAATGCCTGTTGAATAATCGTACGTAAATCTTGTGGTTTCATTTACCTGCCTCCCAGTCTTTGCATTTGTTCACTAGTCCGCCCACACCGCATATGATACCATATCCGGTGGCGAAGTTGACGAGATCGAATGAGTTGTGATAGATGGTCAAGCCGATGTAACTAATAAGGCCGATCCATAATGCTATAAGGTGTGGGTCAAGTGACTCGTTATCACTCAACGTAATGAGTTGTTTCAGTTTCATCTGTATATCCCCAACTGGGCGTCTTACCCATGTCTATTAATATCTCGTCACGTGCTCTTGTCTGTTTCTTCTCTACGGTAATGAAATATACAAAGCTATTCTTAACTAGTTCTGTGAAATACGAAAACGCGTTGTTGTTAGCACGTGTTACATCATATTGTTTCCACTTCTGGCAGATATCTAACATCGCCTTACCTCTCATGTCATCGATGTAGCTGTATTGGTTAAAGTTACCTCTACGTGAAAACCTCTCAACTAGTAGTAGGAACATCTCTGCTAGTTCCCGGGACATGACTCCGTTCTTCTTACATCTTACCAGTTCTTGGACCAGTATCTTGTTACTTATATAATGGATCTTGGTAGTGCTCATAAAGCAGTTCCTTCAACGGCGTACCATCTTGGTACAACGCATATGGGTGATTTTGGTATACACATCTCAAGTACTCCCAGTTAATAAGTTTATCTCTCCATTCAGTATACGCGATATCACGTCGAACATCAACGTGTACCTCCAATCGCTTACGTGACTTAGCTAACTGGATAGAGGTGGACCACTTTTGTGCACGTGTAGTAGCTTTCTTTGGTAAGTAGCCATGTCCATGTAACTTCCTGTACTTATCACGTGCTTTCTTAGCCATAGCGTTAGCTTTCTCCCTATTACCGGGTATTTGAAGCCATTGCAGATATTGTAGTTTTGTACGCGGCATATTACCTCCTGTCCCCTATTTATACCAACGAGGTGCGCAGGTAGGGATGTGCGGACATTCGATGCACGGAGGAAGAGCTGACGAGTTTCACGTCTACTTTAACATCTTGTACATCTATTATTCACATGTGCGCAGTGTAGGTTATGTATGCGTTGTACTTGATGTACCGCTTCGTTGCACTCAGCGGCGTTCACTGGACCTCTCATCTGCTGGCGCATTCGAGGTCCATCGAACTAGTCCACTTACGGGAAAGGAACAAAGTTATCCCTAATCCCCAATGGATTTCTTACGATTGTGAACTGGCGATCCCCAACCTAACGCGTACTTGGTATGTACTCGTATCTGCAACCACCCTGTTGTTACGAGAGTGTTCCCGCCTGCTGTCTACTCCACACTTCAGATAATATGTGGCAGCTTCTAGTTACCTATGGGTATACTGTTATGTAATGCACTCGCCAAAACCTATACATCTACGACTTCCACCTGGAGTGTCGCTATGTATCGCCCGGTCGCCACTACACATCTCTACCCTTCACAAAAGGAGCATCACTTCACTTTTCTGCCACACCACTTACGTGCTATGTCCAGCGCTTGTTGCTCATCAAGTCCTTGTAAAAAGAGAGCCCACCATCGGCGGAAAGTGGGCTCTCTTCACAACGCGCACCATTGCGGTGCTAAGGATTCTATATCACGCCGATATTGTATTTATCCAACTCGCGGATAACTTTCATCTGTGTAATGAGTTCTTGAACTTCTTCCACAAATCGTACACCCATAACAATATTATAACATCTATCGCGCCAATAATCAACGTGCAGAATATATCATGAAGTGCACTCATTTTCGTAACTCCTGAAGTTTACGTCTATACCTCCATACGAGCTGCTTTGTGTACGGTTTTAGTGCACTCATATGATCCCTGAAGTAGTTCTCGATATCTGATCTGCTCGTTCTAAGACTCAACTCAAGTTGATAGTCCTCACGTAATGCGATATACGCAAGAGTTCGGATGAGTTTGGTTCTTTTATTCATTTATCCACCTATGTATCAATACACGTGGAGACGATAACTTATTTATCTCCACGTGTATTTCATGGCTAATGTGCGGTATAGCTAATGTTCATACCCTCGACAATGAGGTACGGTACGAGGCTAGGATCGAACGA